CAAGAAAGGATTACAAGACTCGCATCAGGAGTTGCAGTTATTAGAGTCGGTGCACCCACCGAGGTCGAAATGATTGAGAAGAAACATCGCATTGAAGATGCTCTCGAAGCAGTAAGATCTGCTCAAGAAATGGGGGTGATCGCCGGTGGTGGATCTTCGCTTGTAAGGATGTCTGAGGCAGTAACAGTCGTCTCTAAAGAGAAAGGTGCTATGTTAGGCTTCCAAATAGTTTTGGACGCTTGTGAGGCTCCTCTGCGGCAAATGTGTTTAAATGCAGGGGAGTCACCGGACATTATCGTAAACAAAGTTAAAAGTTCAAGCAGAAACAATGGATACAACTTCATGACCGGAGAGATAGAAGATTTCTTTGAAACAGGTGTTATTGACCCTGTAAAAGTTACCATTTCGGCTCTTGAAAACGCCACATCTGTCGCATCAACACTAATTACAACAAATCATGCAATAGTCAAAACATAGACTATTTAGACGGAGATAAATATGACAGATGAACAAATGCAAAACTTATTAACTTCCATAATCGAAATGAAGAACAACATTGAGAGAATGGCAGAAAAGCAAGAAGAAATGATTGACGATGTCAAGCAGATTAAAAAAGCAGTATACGATCCAGAGCAAGGCTTATACGCTCGACTTAAAGCTTTGGAGAATTGGAAAGAATCCACATCAAAAGTCATTTGGGTTGTTATGACATCCACCATTGGTTTAGTGACAGCTACACTATATCAAAATTTTTTAAATTAAGGAGATAATATGAGAGTAAAAATAGCATACTCAATTGAGATAGAAGAGGTTGAGGATGAAGTCGTAGAAATAATGCAAAGAGCATTTAAACATATGGAAGAAGCGAACACACTGTCCACAGAGGCATCAAACAGTTTGACAACAACTGATAACAATATCGAAACAATTGTCCAACAGATGGATACGGCAAGAATAAAACTAGCCAAAGCAGATATTATTCTATCAGATTGTCAGCAAATATTAACAGCTTATCATTCAACCCTTCAGAAGATAGCTGAAGGAGCTGAAGATGATGAAACTTAGAACAGGTGACTTGGTACATGTACCAGCAGGTGCCTACAGGATAAAGTTCATGGAAGATGAAGAAGATGGTCAAATGCACATTCCATGGAATTGCAATCTTTCAATGAAACCCTTGTTGGGAATATTCAAGGAACACATCAATGAGAGAGAGTGCGTCGTGTTGTTTCACGATGGAGAGTGGGTCGTAGACTCACAAAGCGTGTATGTAAAAAACAAAGGAGATAGAAATGTTAGAATTAATAAACATAACAAAGACTGGGCGAACTTGGCATCTTAACAAGGTCGTTGTGAATCCTGAACATATATCAATAGTTGTCGAGGCGAATGACATAAATAATATGCTCAAGGAAGGCAAATTAAACATGGGCTTGAATGAGCATGTCACATTCAGCAAAATAACTATGTCTTCTAAGAGTGGTTTCGATGAATTGATCGTTGTTGGATCTCCAACTGAACTGTTGGAGAAAATGAGAAAAACTTCAAAACAATTGTTAAAGGGATAGTGTATGTTTGTAATTTATGGTAAGAAAAAATGTGGTTTCTGTAAGAGAGCAATTGAATGGCTGAGAGTCAATGGATACGACTTTCGATACTGCTCTATGGATGAAAAGCTAGAAGAGTTAAAGGAACTTTCAACTATTTATAATTGGAATACCGTGCCGATGATAATCCAAAACAAGGACGGTCAGGAGCTCTTTATCGGTGGATACGATGATCTTATCAAAAGAATGCAAGTCAAGACATCTGAGGAAGATGATAAGTAAAATAATAAAACTTATAGACCATGAGCTTTATTGTGAGGTTCACCTTAAAGAAGAATCTTCGTACTTCTTTCCAGCAGAAGACTATTATGATAATGATGGGAACTATGGAGACTTATTGGTTAAAAGTCGAAGATCGAACTGGGACACAATATTAGAAATGGTTCCTTTGATTGGAGAAGCGCATACACACTATCTTATGTTGACTGAAGGAATAGAAGAGGAAGAGAAGCCACCAATAATAGAGTACTATGAACACTGGAGAAAGGGAATTTATTGGCTAAAGGCTCAAGGCTTTAAGGTAGATGAAGTCGAATGTTATAAAAGAATGTTAAAGAGGTTATCGTGATAAACATAGTAAAAGAGAGAACACAAACAGAAAAAGTTATTTCTTTCCTTTCCACATTTAAAACAGAGAAGACAATTTATGTCCCAATGTTACAAGATGGTGTTATTGAATCTAGCCTATCAGTAAACAACAAACTCCTTTGCAAACCAGCAGATGAAAACTTTAAAGTTCTCTGGGAGATATTAAAAGAACAACCAAAATCCTTATCTCGCTTTATTGAGATATATCAAGACCCATCAGAGACTAGTGCGTCTTTATCCAAAGTGTTGGAGATTCAACAAACAAAGCTACCTAAAGCATACACCCTACTCAGCCTGTGCAGACGTTCAGAAGAAAGTACACTGATGGGAGGTAAACTGTTGGACAAACAAAAAGTGTTTACCCAAAAATATATATCAGAGCTGCAAAAGTATAGTGTTCCTTTTGACTTGACGAAGGTTGCTCCAAAAGATTGTTTGACGTTTCAAGACTTAACCTATCTAACAATTGATGAAGTGCAATCTCTAAAAGACACAGAGAATCTGTTATTCATTACAAACAACAAAGAACACATTTACTATTTTGATGGAGCAGACTGTTCCTTAATAGACAATTATTATTTAATATGGAGATAAGATGAAAGTAGATAAACCTTGGGGATACGAAATAAGATGGGCAATCAATGAAAAATATCTAGGAAAGATATTACACATTGATGCTGGTAAAAGACTATCCTTACAATACCACGAACAAAAAGATGAAACAATATATGTTCTAGAAGGAACCGCTGTAATACATCTGGATGATAAAACACACATATTGTCACATGGAGAATCATTGAGGATACAGCCCGGTCAAGTCCATAGATTTTGTGCACCTGACAATTGCTATGTAAAACTGATTGAAGTATCAACACCAGAGATAGATGATGTAGTTAGGGTTCAAGACGACTTTGGAAGATCATCCTAATATTTTAAGTCCATTGTTATAAGCCAAATCTTCCAAAATATTTTCATTATATATCTTATAACACTCCAGAGCCATACGAAGCTCAAACATCATATCACCGTTGCAGTAAGGCTTATAGATGTCTTCAATGTTATCGGTACCAATACCAACAGTTAAGCCCCATTCCAACATTTCGTCAATTGGCGTCATTGAGTTGTGAGTGGGGCTTAATACTTCTGAGCGTGGATGGTCTATCCATGCAGACGGACAGCACACAAACTGCATTCCTGCGTCTTTACAGAGCCTATATACGTGGTTTCTGTACATCTTTGGGTGACATGCTAGGGATATGGAATGAACGGCGACAACTCGCCCTTCTAGACCATATTCTATTGTTTTCTCAGCCAACCACTCAGTCTCTCTTTCTTCAACTATGTTGAGCTGATCAACGTGAACGTGAACCTTCTTACCAGTACTTTTAGCAACTGAGAACAGTATGTCCAAATGTCTATCAGGGTTATCATCAGACTTTGGAAGACCACCAAGAAAATCAAGATTGTCGACATTGTTCTCAAACAATTTCAAATTGTCTCTTGTAAAGCCCCCGACTGTTTGATTCCCTATATACAATTCTACGCCATGGTCTAACAACTCTTCCTTGGCTCTCATTGCTCCGAGCAGTGCCTTGGAATAAACCGTGCTGTCGAGATCAACAAATGATATAATCTTGTTAGTGTTGAACTCTTTCTGCTTGAGACAAGATGTTAATATATTTGAGTAGTAGTTGTACTGAGACAGCTCTCTTTTTACTTGGTTTACAAGTATCCACTTCTCTTGTAAATGTCTCTTTGTTAAAGATTTGTCAGTAAATTCTATCGTTCCAGCCCGATCAATATGGGCATGGCAGTTAATAAAACCGTTTGTAAGTTTGCTTTTAAGGCTTTGAATCGACATCTTTAGTAAATAGAGCCCGCAACAAAAAACATTGAACGTTGTTTGTCTCATCTGCCCTCTAGTTACTAATAGGGGTGGAGTTATGTTTTGGTTTATATTTTTATTTTTCTCTTGCCAAATGTTTTACTATGGTGACGAAGAAGTTCAGGAACTTGAAGTAACCCAAGTCTCCAGTGGATACAACATTGGTATCACAAAAGCAATAAGTAGTTCGTTAAAAATTCATGCATTTAATAACGAACTAGGACACAGCCACGGCTCAGGAAATCTTTTCTATGTTGGCAATCACTTATTTGTTTTAACAGCTTCACATGTTGTTGATAATGCTGACAACATATTACTAGAAGAGACCAATGGAAATATGCTGGCAGCAAAAGTAATTTACGAAAGTACTCAAAAAGATATTGCTATTCTCTTGCCATACGGAGAGTTTACGGAAGCTAAACCGACCGGGTATGTTAGAAACAAAAGTCGAGACATATTGGCAAAAAAACTACACTACTATGGCTATCCTGAGAATCTAGATGGTTTCTTGGCCACTGGTTTCGTTAGCCAGTCAGATTACTCAAAGATCCTAATGCAATCGTATGCTTGGATGGGGTGCTCTGGTTCTGTGGTCTTTGATTCTGCTGGTAGGACGGTGGGGATCGTTCACGCTATTTTAATCTTGGCGGAGCCTGTCACAGGGTTACCATCTGCTATTGAAAGTGTCGTTGTTGTTAACAGAGTTTACGACTTGGAGAGGAATTTTATTAGGGAGCGTTTAGTCGATGCAAAAGCTAAAGATAGGAACTCTGATTAAAGATAACGATAAGTTGGGAGTCGTAACAAAAGTAATTGAAATGGGCACCTTAGATGTTTCCGTTGACATCATCAACTGGAGAGCTAACTATGAAATAC